AGTTATTTCGGCAAGAAAACGGAACGTCTTGACCGCCATTGTTGCCCGCGTTAACCCAACCGGTATCACCGGCATCGACGTCAATCAGCGCTGTGCCTTGTGGAAGGTATGCGCCCCAGCACTCCGGCACAGCTTGCAAGTAATCAACCCGCCCTTCGAAACCGTTGGCAGTGCCGTCAGCAGTTGCTCCTATATTGAACCATGCCGTAGACGCACTGAAAGGCTGCGAAGCGGTCTTGAACATCATGGCCCCATTGACATAGAGACGGCCGGGGAATGCGGTATCAAGAGGATTCCACACAAAAGTAACAATGATCCATTCCCCGTTGCCGTTAAATTGCCAGCACTTCAGGGAGGTAATAATAGCCGCAGGCACCGTAGTGGCCAGCGTGATTGACAAACGGCGGTCTACCGACCCCTCGTTCACCATAACTTTGATTCCGTTGGCAGCCGCCGCAGTGTTGGCAATCCAGAACACGTTTTGGTTGAGTGTTGTTATGTTGTCGACACGGAACCGACACTGAATAGTAAACGGACGTGCCACCGCATTAGTTGTCAGCGGCAAAGCCAGTGCCTTACTGGACCACAACCTTTCAACACGCGCAGACGTAAATACGAACCCATCAACATCGCGCCAAAAACCGCCGTTGTAGTTTCCTCTGTTTGTGTTCTGAATGTAGGCTCGCCAAATAGTGTCGCCTTTGTCTCCTGACTGCGCAGCGTAGGACCAGTTAGCAGTCGCCGTGCTACTAAAGAACACTTTTACAAAAGTGCGAGCAATAATATCGCCTTCGCACCAGTAGTTGTAATAGAACGTAGTATTAGCGCCAAACGTTACGGTGTTGAAATACTCGCCATATCCGCCACCAGTTTGTCGAATGCTTACGGCTCCGTCTGCGGTCCACGCAGTGAAAACATAACGCCGTCCGTTAACGTGAATACGGACTTCTGAAGTTGTAGTAACCGCTTGGGACAAAATTGTCGGCGCAGCAGTTGTGCCGCTAATAAGAAAGTTACCGGTAACAGTGGTGCCAGTAGGGACCTGAGACGCGTTTCCTTGAAACGGGATCAAATACGCGTACGTGTAGCCCTTATCAGGCGTGTCGTCTCCTTCTAACCAGTTAGCCCCGAGCACAAGCTCAGACATGGCGCGAGTTGCGCGAGGGTTGTTAACCCAGTTCGCCTCACCCATGTAAATCATTTCGCGCTGATACCACCGACCGTTCTGCCAGTAATAACGACGAAGAAAATTGTTTCTGTCAGTAGAAGAACGAGGATACCCAATACCGTAATTAGAGCCATCGCTGTTCTGCTCGTCTTTGTCCCAGTAAAACAAATCCGGGACGTCGGTATTGTTAAAGCCCCCGCCAAGCTGTTTAAAGAAAAACGTGCCTTGGTTAGTGTTGTTCAGCCAAGGCGAATCTCCCCAAAACTCTCCGTACGTGTACCAATACGTACGGTGCCACCACAGACTAATATTGGCTGTGTTGGATCGCTGATTTAAAGCGCGGATACCTGTATTGACAACGGTAGGATTGCCTGAAACACCATTTCCGTTACCAACAGTAATGCCGTCCCCAGCAGCAATACTTCTACTGAGAAAATTGTCTGTTGATGTGTTCCACGCCAACATACCTGATGCAGGGTCAAGAGTGCTTATACCTAATCCGTTTGTGATCCTAACAATACCGGTACTAAAACTAGCAAGGTATGCAAGTGTCACCGCTTGCGCAGCCGCATAAGTCATAAATACATCTTTGGTCCCCGCACTAAAGCTGACCAACGACCCGCCATTAGACGACGCATACACTTGCGTTCGAGAAAGCACGTTAGCCGGAATGTACGTGCCAACCCCGACCTCCCACTCATTCGTACCGGGGTTAGTGATGGTGTAAAAAGTCGTGTCAAACCCAGCCATGACAGACGCAAACGTACGGAACCCGAGTACAGCGCCGCCCAGCGTAAAACTGCCGGTCCCCGACGTCGTTGAAGTTTCTCGAACCCTGTCCCTAAGAATGAGCGCCATGCGTTAACCTCAAGTGTCTATAGTCTGCCAACTCTGTGGCTGAGATGTATCGTCAGTATCCCACGATGGGGTTTGCGTGTCAGAAATAACTTGCCATGTAGAAGGTTGTTCTACAGGCAGTGTACTCCATGAATTTGGTTGGTTGTTGTTTGGAACAGTCCACACCGGCGTCTGGTTATTAGCTGTTGACTGCCATGTTGAAGCTTGTGGGTTGTTTATGTCTCCCCAACTAGATGTTTGCTGATTGGCAACAACTGCCCAGTTGGGGGTCTGCGTACTTTGCGCATTTAGCCAGCTAGGCGCATTTTCACTTGCAACAACCGTCCACGCTCCGGGCTGGCTGTCGTTGATCAGCGCCCAGTTCGGCGTCTGGTCATCAATAATAAGTTCCCACAGATAACGACCAAGAACAACATCATTAAACTGAGCGTAAGCAAACGCAGAAACAACGTACGAAGCGCCGCCAGATGTGGCCGCCAACAGTTGGACAATTTGCTGTACTTGCGCAGAAAAATTGGCCTGCACCGAGTTAACGTCATTAAAAGACGCACTTTCGTTTTGCTGAGTGTTTGTTATAAAGGAAGCAACTAAACTGTCTGAACCCTGCACGGATTCGGTTACCGTCCGAACAAATACGACCGTAACACTTTGCTGGTCGCTCGCGGTCAGCGCTTCGGCAACTTGCGCTTGCGTAAGGACAAAAGCAGCATTAACGTCCAAGAACTGGGCATCTTCATCTACGTCGGCGACAAAATCTGCTTGTGCGGACTGAGTATCCTGTACAGCCGCATTCTCATCGTACGACGCAGCAAACGCCGCCTGCACACTCTGCGCGTCATACACATTTATAGTGGTAAGTAGCTCCCCCGCCGCAGTAAGCTGGGCGTTTTCTGTGGAAGTCATCTCTACGCGGTCTTCTACAATGGACAAAACTACGCCAGAACCGTAAGCCAAGGCGTAGGCTTCCACAGTTTCTGCGATTAGACCTGAAAATGGGGACGTACCTACAAATGTGTCGCTTATATGGACGTGTTCGTCTTGGGCGGCGAAAACAAAACGTAAGACTACAAAGTTGTCAGACCCGGAAATTTGTTCGGTAATATCGGCTGCAAAAGAGGCATCCGCCGATACAGTATCACTTGTGTCTACCTGCTCAACAGTAAAAGCAACGGCAGTTTGTGTATCATCAAACACCGCAAAAAACTGTGCGTCTTCATCGACGTCTGCGGCCAGATCGCCAACAGCGGAGACAAGTTCAGAGAAATTGGCGGCCTCAAGAACGGTAGCAACAAAATCAGTCTGCCCTGTAAAGTCGGCAACAAACTGCGCAGTCTGCGCGACTTGAACCGCAAAGTCGGCGTTACTGGTAAGGAAATCAGAAAATCTGGCTATTTCTGATACGACGGCATTTGTATTAAGAGTGCACGTCTCCGCATCAGAAAACCTTACCGTTTCTGATATAGAAACCGCAAATACAGTACCGGTTACAGGGAGCGTAGAGAACGGGACTGTTGAAAACGGCGCGAAGCCAAACATCAATCAGCCCCGCATAATTAGGCAGAAACCAACTGCGCTTCGTCAAACCAACGCTCGTGTTCGACCCCGGCGTTGTCAGTCCAACCCACTAAATACTGGACATTACCATCGTCGTCCATACGTAACGACATAACCGCACCTTGAGGTACAGTCACAATAAGTTTTACCTCATCGCCTTTTTTAAAAATCGTAGCCATAAAATCTCCTGTTAAACAGCATCGGCTGAGAAGGTGTACGTAACGTTCAACGTGTCCCCATTGGCCACACTCTTATCGCCGCCAGTAAAATCACCTTCAGAGAAAAGAACACCTGATGAACCAGATGCCACAGTACACAAAAACGCGCCAGCTACGATTGTGGTGTTGTTGATGTTAAACACTGCGGGCGACGCAGAATTGCTAAGTACGGACGGGTCAGCCAGCGTCGGGGTACCAAACGTCACCGATTTACGGTTTCCTGTGTAGTTAGTATCTTCAGTCCATCCGGCATGCGTAGTAAGCGTGTCGCCCGCCGCATACGTGGTACCAGAACCGGGGCCGGTGATCAGACCAAGATACCAAGCGGCGGTGTAACCCGACGCTTTAAAATACTTGTTGTTTAAGTCTTGCAGACCTTCATTAACGACGAGATTGTGGAAAGTATCTTCCCACTTAAAATTACCATCTTTGTCAAAACAAGTGACTGTAAAAACACCACCAAAACCGCCACGTTCTTTTTCTTGCGAGGTCGTGCCTACGCCAGCTTGGACAGTTTCACCCATTGTTGATTTTGCTGTAGGCATACTAACTCCTTAAGGGAAACGAATTAAAGCCGTAGTTGCCGTGTTTGCTGGCATTGTTACGGTGTTATTAATCGAGGTAAAAACTTTATCCGCGCCAAAATCCAATACTAAAACGGACTTATTGCTACGGGTGACGTTGTATATTAACGCCCCGCGAGCAACAAAATTTGCCCCGGGGAAAGACACGTTATTAAAGTTCATGTACACCGTGCCGGTGTTTACATCTGTGGCTAAAGTAGCTCCAGTAACCTGAACTCCCCCCGCTGTATACCCCGTACCAGATACTTCATCCGCTGCTGTATACGCAGTGGTAGTGGAGCCTATAGTCGCTGTACCCGTGTACAAAGACATTTTTAAGGTGTCCGTCAGCAAGTTCTGCCCCGCTTGGAGCATCTCCTGTTTAAAGCTGTTAGTCAGTCCTTGTTGGATCGCCATTACGGATTCACCTTAATCTTAGCCTGACCATCACGGTACGCATCCCCACGCTCAAGACCTGTGCCCAGACGGTTCAACTGACTTATAGCGTCTTGGAATTTCTTCTCGTAATACGCCATCATGTCCTGTTCACCCTTCATGAAGATGTACGCTTCCACCAGACAGCCGTACAGCAAAACGGGGTCGTAGTTGTCTCCAAGCCATGAAGTACCTGCTGTGACAATCGATTCTGGGTAATAGTAATAATGTAGTTCTACAGCATACGCAGCATCCGGTGTTGGCCCAAGAATAAAACTTAACTCCGTAGTGATAACGTTAGAGGTTACAGTAGGGCCAAACAGCGCGTAGTACTTAGGTAACCCTTTGTCCGCATTCGGGTTTGGGTAAGCTTCCCGCATGAAATTGACATCTTTGTTTAGTAGATATGTGTACGCGCCAACGCCATCTACTACAGCCAAAGAAAACGACGCCAAAAAATCATTAGGGCAAGATAGATACTTATTGTTTGCGGAGGTTAATCCCATCACGTTCTTACGTAGTGCAGGGATTTGTACGGAGTTGTAAATACGTTCTTCAGCCTGTTGGACAAAAACAGGGATACTCGCCACGAACGTTGATTCGTAGTTCTGTGTGTAAGACTGAATATCAGCTACCAACGCCGCATAGTTCACAGCTTACTCCTTACGCCATAGGGCCACGGCACATAAAACCTTTAGTCGCAGCGCCAGCACCACGCATCTTTATGCCGTCCCGCTTCACGTCGTCACGCCCGGGGTCGCCTGCGCTTACACGCTGCACGCCCGTGCGAGGGCCAAGCTCTTTAGCACTCTTAGTTTGCGGATCAGACTTGTCGCTTGGGGGCATCATGGTGTGGGGTTCGGCGTAAAACTCAGCAGAACCTACCTCTTTACCCATCAGTTTCTTAGAAAACTTAGCCATTATCGACCCCTTCCAGTGGACTTTTGGTTCATAGCACGAGCCAGATTACGGCCATACTTGCGCATGGACTCGCCCGTCACGCCGCCTTTAGCCATCTTGTGCATACGTTTTTCATGAGCTTTAACTTCTGCTTTAGCTACTTGCTTCATCTTATCCATAACTTACTCCTATGTGATTGTCACATTGCCCACTATCCCTGCCGATGTCAGGTAGTTGGGCGTTAACCCTGCATCGTTTGCACTTGCTCCGCCTACCGGTGCCCAACCCCACTGAATCACCCTACTACCTTCGCCCGGGGGTCCTGCATCGTATGCAGTTGGTAGCTGTAGCCCGGTGTTCCCAGAGGAGTAATAGCTGTGGTCTGGGCGTGGCTCCCGCACTGCTTGCGGGTCGTCCACTGGGTATAGACCCAATTTTAACTGCGGATGGTCGGGGTCCCAACAAGTTTTGCAAACCTTCTCGTTGATGATATTACCTTTAACCACCAACTTCCTAAGTTCTTTTAGCTTAAACCGGAACCCACACCTATCGCACTCGGCAATAGACCTATACCCGGCTGCGTACTTATTACCCATTATCTCGACCTAAATATTCTAGGTACAAACCGAGACGTGGCTTTCTCCCTATCTTCTCCAGCCGCCAAGTCAAATTGTTCGTCGTACGCCGTCTTCAGCATCTGTAACCGGTCAGCGCCCTCGGGTATCTTCATGGCGATGTAGTACGCCAAACCTGCGGTAATACAGGGCAAGAACCTAAAGCTCATGTCCGCAGTTTGTACGCCACTACCGGCATCCTCAATACGGCGCATACGCCAGTAAACAAACTGATACGGGGTAGAGTTATCGGGCGTAGGCCAGACCGTTATGGTCGGTGGGTTCGGCACATACACAGGAGCGGCGGAGGTATGCGACGCCGCCGTAGTATTAGCTTGCCCCCGCACACAGTTCTCTAGTGACTGAGTAGCGGTGTTCAAATACCCGTAGTAGATAATTTCATTGTCAATCTGTACAAACCCGGCGGACGCCAAGTTATATACAGAACCTACGGGGATAGTAGTAACGGTAGCGTTAATCGTAGACGCCAATGTAGTCCCAGACGGGGACTTCTGCCCAGAAAGCCGCTGTACCCATACCTGAATAGGTCTGGCTTGTTGCAACTTGTTTGGGATCGTGGCGTAAGTAGAAACTGAAATCCGCGTGATGTTCAAGTCGGCTTGGGTGGACTCGACGTTAGCCCCAGTACGGATAACGTGTTCCATCAAGTCTACCGTGTCGTACGGCAACGCGTAGGTGTTTACGCCGGGGGTAAGGTTGATAGTACCTTGCTCAATCGTCCACATGTTAATGCCACGATTGACCCACTCGATGGTCATCAAGTTCATGCTACGGCGGGCAGTACGCAGGTCGTAGCCAGAGCGCATCTCGCGCCCTGCGCGTTCAAATGCCTCTTCTGCTATCTCGACAAATTCAAGATCAAATTGCGTTGTGCCCGATGTAGTCATTTATTTGCCCAATTTCTTCAATGTCTGAGCTAAACGTGCTCTCTTGCCCACTTTCCCGGGTTTTTGGGCAGCGGCAGCAAGCTTCTTTGCCGGGATGGGCTGTCCTTCTTTTGCGCCAAGTTGAGCACGTAGCGCACCGGGCTTCTTTATTGCCTTCTGTATCCATTTTTCAGCCATCACTTCCTCGCCATTCTCATGTTGTCGATTAAGTTTGGATACGGCCTACCAGCGGCTTTGGCTGCTGCTTTTGCTTTAGCCTTTTTGGCAGGACTTAAAGGGGTGGATTTTTTCTTGGGGTTGGGGCTGTCCCATACCTCACCACCCTTTTTGTACAGCTTAACGGGTTCGTTGCCGTCACGTTTTACCGTGGTCTTAGGCATCTTTTTGGGATTAATAACCCCCATTCCCCGAGAGGCCCTCATATCAGCACTTACCGCCGTAAGCCATCTTGACGATCTTACCTTTGGTTTTACCCTTTTTGGCTAGACCATCAATACTAGGAGCCGCAGTCTTGACCGCGCCACCTTTTTTCATGCCTTTCATTTCGGCTTTTTCATGCTTGATCATGGCTTTAGGAGCGCCTTTTTTCTTCATGAACGCAACTTCTTCCTTAACCATCTTTTTTGACTCAGCCATACCGCCTCCAGATTTAGTAAACTCTTTCCCCACAGATTGCGGCACACCGGCCTTCTTAGCAAATGCAGGGTTGTGGGCTACAGCCTGCATAAACCGTTCTTGCTTTTTACTAACGGCGGGCATTACACCATCCGCCCTTTAGTTTTACCGCGTTGAGCGCAACCGTCTGCGCGTTTGGAAGCTGAACTAATTACTCCACCTTTAGCTTTTTTAACAGGTTTAGTCGGCCCTTCGTCAGGCGACGGCGGCTTCATACCTTCCCTAAAGATGTCAGCTTCTTTTTTGTCCTTACCTTGCGCGGGCGGAACGTAGGGCTTCTCTTCCCTCAACTGTTTTTTAAGTTCTTCAAAAGTGGGCGCGGCCATCAGATCACCCTGCCTTTCGTCTTACCACGCTGGGCGCAGCCATCAGCACGTTTGGAGGCAGAACCCACGGAACCACCTTTCTTGTACCCAACGCCAGCTTTCACACGCTCAACTGCCAAGTCCATTTTGCGCTTGTCACGCGTAGCTCTAGTTTCTTTGTCGCGGTTGTATTTGTCTAGCGGGGAAGAATCAGAACCATCGCGGGTAGCTTGACCACGCTTCATCACATCTGCGCCAGATTCCATAGTGTTTACACTGATAGGAAATTCCTGCGCACCTCTAAGACGGGGGCGGGGCATTTTAGGGCGAGGACGGGGGCGTGGGGTAACGTCAGGTTCCAGCGCAAGATTCCTGCCGGGACGCATACCATCGTCTTCAGCAGGAGAACCGGCAAAAATTTTATATTTGCCTTCTTCGTCGCTCATACCACCAACGGCATACCGTTTGGTTTTCTTCATGACTTACCCCCAAAAAAGTGCACCACTAGCGCGGTTATAATGTTACTTACGCCGCCTATAAACATGAGTACCTTCCAGCCGCCTTCGGCCTGTGACAACTTCTTGTCAATATTTTGAAGGGATTGCTTTATGGACTCCATGTCGGAGACGAGCTTATCCATATCGTCTTGCAGATGTTTTATGTCGTTAGCATGAGTAGCTAACTCACGCGCAGTTTCAATTTCTGGAGCTACCATGTTTAACACTTCCAAGCTCTCAAAGATTTATTAATGCGGCTATTCGGGTCGTTAGCTGTCTTAGATGAAGTCAGCTTTTTCTTCATCCCTGACATACGGGCACAGAATGATTTCTTCCGTGGCCCGCCTTCAGGTTGAGGAGCCTTAAGACCCGGTTTCCCCGGGTTGGCTTTGTTATAGGAAGCGCGTCCTTTGGCGTTCAAGCCACCCTTCTCGGACTTGCCCTCTTTACGCTGCCATGCCGGAGTCTTAGCCATAGAACACCACGATGGTTGCGCTAGACAGCGTGGCATGTACATCAGTGTTGAACTTGATGCCTTCGCCGGGGAACAGAATATGCTCTGACCCTGCTGCCGCTGGTGCCGTAAACGAAAACCGCGTAGTACCGCTAGAACCGCCGTCCTTCAGGACAACCGTACCACCAGAGGCGTAGCTAACCGTCACCGCTTTTACACGGGTTGTATCAGCGTACGCCGTATTGGTAGAGGTTACCTGCGCGGCTTTTACGTCTGTTTGCATCATGGCGATGCCTCCTTATTAGACGTTTTGCATTCCGACATACGGGTCTTCTACGTAGTACACAATGTACCCTGAACAAGGGCCTGTACCAGCGGATGCGCCAGTACGTGCAGTCAGGTAAACCATTTGTGTCAACGACATAGGAACGGCAAACGAAGCACCGGGCAACGTAGCTGTAGCTAGTGTAGTAGTTGTACGAGTAGTCGGTTGCTCGTTAATCAAAGCAGCAGGGCTGGCTGTACCAGAAGTGTACAAGGTGAAACCGAAGTCCAACGTACCTGCGGTAGTAGATGCAACAGTAGTTGCGATCTCAATGATTACCGCGCCCGCTGGCAGGATAATGTTTTGACCAGTAACGGAAGCAGTAGTAGCTTGGTTTTTGAGGTTGCCAGCTTGAGTAGCAATATCAGCGACGTACCATTCGGCAGTCATAACGCCTGTGCCACAATACGCGGTGCGAGTTTGATCGCCGCCGCCCGAACGCCAAATACTTTGAGTGGTAGAAATACCCATTTGAATTTTCCCTCATGCGGTTAGGTATGTCGATCTGCATGAAGTCAGGCCGGGACCTGTTCGACACACCGGGTACTCCCGGAATTTGAAGCTTTATAACACAGAAATGGGGGGCCGAGACCCCCCATTTTCATTAGGCACCGGGCGAACCGTACATGCCGAGCGGATCGCTGAATCCGAAGCTGTAACGCTCACGTGCTTTGTAGCGAACGTTGCCAGTATCGAAATCTCCGTCCATTTTGGTGTCCAGAGCAACACGAATAAAGTGCTTCATGCCGTTAGGAACGTCGGTGGTCAGGAACCATGCGTTCGGATCGGTCAGGAAGTGGTTGATCGCGTAGCCACCGGGGATCGAACCGTTGTTCTTCAGAGCGTTGATATCGTTGTCGTTGGTACCAACACGCAGGTTGGTTTCCAGCAGACGAGTCGCAACGAACTGCAGAGCAGGCGGGATGATCAGCTTTTTCGGACGAGCTGCAATCAGCAGACCACGTTCGTCAGTCCAAGCAGCGATCTGAATGACTGCGTTTTCAAGCGAAGTCTCGTTCAGGTCGGCCGGGGTCGACGGGGTGTTGCTGTTGACGCCGCCAGAAATCAGCGGGTGGTTCTGGGAGAACAGTGCTTGACCGTCGCCGCCTGCGTAGGCACCGCCAGTGAAGCCGTTGTTCAGAACGGCTGCAGCTTTGACTTGCTTGGTGTAAGCCATTGCGCGAGCCAGACCCTTGGTATAACGAGCCGAGAGGCTGTCATACAGGTTGTCTTCGATTGCCTCTTCGGTGATCGAGAAGCCCAGAGCGATTGTCTCGTGGTTGAAGCGAGCGGTCCATGCTTCTTGTGCCACGTCGTACGCGATCGAGGAACCTTCGTTCTTGACCGGTGCGGCGCTGAAGCCAGACAGCTTGGTTTCTTCTTCGAACGAACGCTCGGAAGTCTCGGTCTCGTAGATTTCCTTGTGCTCTTCGCCGTAACGAGCATATTCCAGACCGAACAGAGCGTTCAGACCGGGCAGAAGCTCTTTCAGTAGTTGGGCGCGTGAAATTGCCATGATTTAGTCTCCTTAGACCACGCCTGTGGCGTTCTGGAATTGAGTCACGTTGATCTTGACGATCAACTCCGGATAGCCAGTCGAGGTCTTCGTCTCAGGAACCACGTCAATGATACGAATTGGCAGCGTCGACGTATCGTCTTCAGTACCTGCATCAACCGACATGCTCGAATTGCCAGTAGTGGTGCTGCCGCCAAGACCTTGCTGAACAGCAATGTTGTTACCAATAACAGCAGCGGTCAGCGCGGAGCTGATGGTGTTGCCGGTAGAGGTGACAGCCACTTTGTACGCAGCCTGATCATCAACGACGACTTTGGCGATGCCGTTAGCCGCGCCTGCTGGGTAGTACTGACCGTTAACGGTCTGACCAGAAGAGTTGGTGTACGAGCAGCCAACAAAAACACCTACGGGGAAGCCCGAAGCGGTGCCGGGGAAAGGTAGAACTTCACCCGCAACGATTATCACCAGATCGCCGTTGAAGATGTCTGCCGCTGAGTCAATCGCGTATGAACGCGTTGCACCAGCATAAGGCATGCCATCAACCCGGTTGATCGGTTGAAAACCGTACGGAGCGCTTACTGTAGGATAAGCCATGTTTTACTCCAAAAGGTTATTTACGTCCTTTGCCAAAACGCACCTCGGACTCCCTCTCGTTAAAGATCGGCATACGAGGATCACTTTGGCGCATTAGATTGTTGTCGACTGACTCCATCTGCTTTTCCGACTGTTGGTTGTAGTACTCTGCACGAGCAGCCACAACCTTCTTAGGAATCTTACAAAGCATCAGACCGCCAATTTCGACATTCCCCGATGGGGTTGCAAAGAGTCGCAGTTCCGGATGATCTTCGGCTTTTACCGGAGACCAGCCCTCCCTCATACGCTTAGACACATTCCCCGGATCAGCTTGGTTCGCCACATGCGTGGCAATCCAACGGAAATCAAAGTCTGGGTCCGGCGTCGGATCAGGAAGGTTGGTAGGTGGAACGTACACATACCTTGCGTTTTTTTCGCGTGAAGAAAGTTCACGTGGGTTGCGATCTTGAGTCTCAGCCATTTCTTGCCTCCAATTTAGCCACTTCAGCAGCGTATTGCTGCGGGGTCAACCCGTACTTCTTCGCCAGAACAAGCTGGTTCTGAGTAAGTTGGATTGTCTTTTTTCCAGACGAGCGACTCGCTGGCGCAACAACCGTAGCTGGCTTTTTGGCCGTAGGGGCAGCTTCTTGCTGAGTACTGGATTCGCTGTTCCCGCCGAAAAGTTCGGGGAACGTCTTGTGCATGCGCTCGTCAATCTGAGCGAAGTATTGGTCTGTGCGTGGGTCAATGCCCGCGTTGACTAGTTTGTGATGCAGCCCTAGTGCGTAGCTGGTGTATTCCTCGAACCCCGGAGCGCCGTACCACTGGTTTCTTGCCTGCCAGCGCAGGGTCTTCTCGTCGGCCTGTACCGGTTGTTGGACCGGTTGGGGTTGTGTATACCGCTGTTGTACATCGTCTTCCTCTTCTTGTAAAGGGGCGACGCGATAATTTTTTACTTGCTCGAATCTAACCTTGGCCTCCATCAGAGCTTCTTGCGCAGCGATGATGGCATCAGTGTCAAACGATTCTTGGGCGTCGCGCAACTGGCGACGAGCAGCTTCTACCTGAGCTTCGGCAGCCGACTTGGCTGTCGTGATGTACGCCTCTTGGCCGTAGTTCACTGTCTGCTTGAGCTTCTTGTTCTCTTCAGACAGGTACGCCATCAGACGTTCCAGCTCTTGCTTTTCTCGCAACAGTTCTTCTTTGCGACGGCGCTCGTCATGCCGAGCATGCGTCAGCTCTTTGATTCGAGCCTGCACCTTGTCCGAGTAATTCTCAATCTCGTCGTCGGTCGGGTCTTCAACCGGTCTTTCCAACGGCTTGCGCCCCCGATCTTGCGGCGGGGTGTCGTCGATTATTTCAATTTCGACATCACTTTCCCCGGCGGCGAGATTGCCCTGTTTGTCCTCGGCTTTGGGGTCGTTACCCTCTACGCCAAGTTCATCAGGAAACTTGAACTCATCCATACTGCCTCCTTGTTAAGCGCGGGTAATTCCGCGTGGGTCATCAACTACGCTTTCGACCTGATCATCATTGATGATCCGGAACTCTTTGCCGTAGATTTTCAAGCGAGTACCGGCGTACTGTCGCACCAGCACAAAATCGCCTTGTTTGCACCAAGGCCCTGTGGGGAACTTGGCGGTGTCTTTGTACGCATCAGGACCGACAGCCACAACAAACAACACTACTGTTGTGAACTCTTCAGCCCGCATAACGCTTTCTGCTTTGATGAGTGACGAGTTCTCAAACTTCTCGGACACATCAGGCACAACACAAACGAGTTTCCAACCGACTGCGGTTGGGATCATCCGACCCCGTTCTTCAATAGGGACTTCTGGACTTGGCTCGTCCTGTTGCTGAATTGGTTCCGGAAGCGTTATTCCCGGTGGCATTATCAGATTGCTCATCGATTTCGTCGTCCTTATTTATTTTTTCTACAAGGTCTAGTAGGTGTCGCTCTGCAAGGGCCAGACCTTGGATCACCCCGCAAAGTTTTTGATACTCAGAAAAGTCAGTGCATGCGCCACCGGCCATGTCGTCCGTGTAGTCGTTCATGTCTTTGCGTATCTTCTCGCGCAGTACGCTTGCGAATTTGCCGATCATCTTTCAGGTTTCTCCTTATTTTTGGCTGACTGCCGCACCGTGTTAATGTGTTTCAATGCTTCTTGCTTCACGCGAAGCTCTTGCTCTGCTTTCGCACGAGCGGCTTCGATACCCAATTTGGTACCTTGGGCTTCCAACTTCTGTTTGTTGTCCTCGATTTGGGCACGTGCCTTCATGCCTTCGAGTTCCATCTGGCCTGCCAATTTCTCTTGCTCCAAGCTCAGCTTGTCTGCTTGAGCAGCAGCGTCGATAGCCATCTTCTGTTTCTTCAGTTCCAGCTCGCCCTTCTTCAGCTCAAGCTCTTGCATCTGCATCTGGACCAGCGGGTCTTGCTGAGCCTGCTGCGCTTGTTGCTGTGCGACCTTCGCTTGGTTCTCCTGCAGCACTTGTTGTGCAGCTTGCGCCATCATCTGCGACAGGCCGATCTCGACTTCAGGCGGTAGCTTGTCGTCTTCAGGCGGTAGAGCAATACCCAGTTGTTGCTCGATCTTCTGGCGGTATGCGTAGGCAACGTGTTCTGCTATGTGTGCTGCCATAGCCGCTTGAATCTGTTGCGCCTTCGGGCTTTGTCCCACCAGTTGCTGAATAACCGGGTCTTGCGATGCGGCCATGTGCACCTTGATGTGCGACTCGTGGTCTTGGTAGACAAACGCCTTGACCGGATCGCACTTGATGATGGCCATGTTTTCCGACACCGGGTCTTGCGGCTTCATGTCGTCTTCCAACGGCACGAGCTTCTCGGCGTTCTTGATACCCAAGACGTTCAGCATCGATCGATGCAGTTCCGGCAGGTTGTAGATGTCCGGAGCCATCTGCGCCATCTGAATGACTGCCTGATACTGAACCACGCGCTGGCTCATAGTGGCCGCATTTGGGTCAGATACCGGGATCAGGTCGACCAGATCGTAGTCAGAACGCTTGGCTTTCTTCGTGCCGTACTCAGGCGCGTAGTCGTAAGTGTCGTCCGTGTAGTCGCGGATCAGCTCTTTCAGGAGCTTGAACTCGCGCTTCAAGGTATTGTGGACACGGGCCTGCACCGCTGTCATGACTTTCAACTGGCGCTCAAGGATGGCAAGCGTGGTGCCAACCGGTGCCTGCGCCGACATGTCGGAGACCTTGATGTCCGCAGTCGCAGCAAAACGACGGCCTTCGTCAACGATGGTGGCGAGCAGCTCATACAGAACACGCGAAGGCTCTTTGTACGGCAGCGGCAGGATCGAGTCCCTGATGTTACCCGAGGCCACGTCGACATCCCGGAACTCGCCCGGTGCGATCGGCGTGTCGTCGCCTTTGATCCTGAGACCCCGCGACTTCAGACCGCCGGGAAGGTTGCTGAGTGTGCCCGCGTCAACCAACTGCCTCATGATGGCCGTGGCGTTCTTGGCGAAGCCACCGATCAGGTGGAACAGGCCGAAGCCATATGCGCCAAAGCCGGGGATGTAGACATAGTGGACAAAGTGCTGACGCTTCAACTTCAGCTTGTCATCTTCTTTCCAGTTACGGCGAATCGACAGGATGGTTCGCGTCTCTTTGATCATCGTGACGACGTAAGGCAGTGCAATCCCGGTGGGCTCACCGCTCTTGTCCTTGTCCTCGAATCCCTCGATGTCCAGATCAACATGGCACTCCAAGAGAACATAGCGCTCGTCGTTGAGATCGGTGAAACCCGTCTCTTTGTCCTTGGCGCGTTGGATGTCGTCTTTCTGGGGAGCAGCATCAGGCAGATCGATGTCGAGGTAGAACCCGGCTTGCTGAAGCTTCAGGATGTCGTTTTTGGTTTTGCGCATCACGTGCGTTACGCGATGGCAGGTGTCCAGATCGGTTGTCCCGTACGGCAGGATCACGTCTTCTGCCGGTATGAACATGGACACTTGGCGGTCGAGGTTGGGGTCGAAGTAGACTTTCTTGAACGCCGAGCCGGTTGCCGGGAGTGACCACAGCATGCGCTCATGTTCTGGCCGGTACTCCGTCATTATTTCTGTCAGCTCGTAGTTCATGTCGTCTTCAACACGTACGGCTGCTTCGCGCACCTGCGGGGTCTCTTTGCCTATGATTTTGGTTCTTACAGGCCCCTGCGCTGGGAATGTTTCTGTGATGGTCTCAGACTGAAAGCGTACAACTGCTTCGGTGATCATCGGATGGAAGACGCCACAAGCACCGTTCCACGGTTCTGTTCGCTCTTCGATCTGTAGCCCCAAAAGCTTCAGACCTTCGACGTACATCTTTTCCCACTCTTTGCGGGAGTTCTTGTCGTTGTCTACAGCTTCTGAGAGTTCTTCTGAAATACTGGCCAGAACTGAGTCGGGAATGAACTCTGCAAGATTGGAGTCAAACGACTCGGCAGTATCGTCCCCTGCTCTGAGACTTATCTCCAAACCGTCGGTAGATATGTTGACTTCTTCAGGGTCAACGATCTCGATCTCAAGTTCCTGCGGCTCGTCTTCTGCCAGTGCCTCAAGCCCCATTGGGGCTTGGTACAGCCCCTTGTCCATGTTGGTTGCCATCAACTGATCCTTTAATAGTAGGCGTGTTTCTTACGCCTAAAAACGGTTGGCCCGTCTTTCTCGTCGGATTCCAACGGGATGAATCCACCTTGTCTGAACCGCAGCAGTGCCTGCGATGTCGTATCTACATAGTCGTCATTTTCGCCAACAGGAAAGGCCGCGACTTCCTCAATCACCTCTCGTGCCCATCGGGTGTCGGGTGCCCAGACTTTACCAGATGTAAATAGGTCCGCGATAGCGTTGACTCGGACGATTTTGTCGTTGCCTCGGCTGGGGGAGAACTCTTGGACAGGGATACCCATGACCCGCAACTCTTGGATGAGGGGAGCACCTGCTGCCTTTTTCTCCACAATGAACGCATCGGGTTGCCAATCCTTGTAATGCTTCAGCGCAATCTGTTTCAATTCCGGAAAGGCCATCCGGTCCTTGAACGCATCGAGCAGGATGATCTGCGGGTCGTCGTTCTCTTCCTCATTGTAGAAGACGCCCCACGTCGTGCAAGCAGAATAGTCAGCGCTGGTTTTGGCTTCGTACGCCGTATCCCAGCTCTGGATGATGTAGTCACAAGTGGGCGGGTCGTCGTGTGGCCAGATGCGCCAGCTCTTTCTGGCAATGATGGCCGAAGACTCGGACGTGGGCTGCTGCATGTACTGCGCGTTCCAATACCGGGGGTCGAGCGAGGCTTTGATCGCCTTCATCGCGTGCAGCGGCCACTGCTCTGGCCACAGGCTTTTCTCTTTTTCGGTGTCTTCGTGCAGGATGGCCGGAAGTTCTACGATCTCCCACGGCTCGGTCTCAGGGTTTCTGGTCTGGTAGTCTATTAAACGACCGGTCAGGTCAAGCAATGACCAGCGAGTCATAATGACTATGATCGCCCCTCCGGGCATGAGACGTTGCAACGGACCTGTTTGGAACCATGCCCACGCAGTATCGAAGGCAAGTCTAGAATTTGACTTAACGTCCTGCTCAGAGTGAGGGTCATCAATAACGAAAAGATCAGCACCGCGACCGGCCAGAGCACCGCCGACACCCGCCGCATAGTACTGTCCCCCAGCGGCCGTAGACCATTTTCCGGAGGCTTTTTGATCATCAGCGATACGCGTGTTCGGGAAGAGTTCTCTGTATTCATCGGAATCAATCAGGTTCCTTACCCGCCGACCGAAGTCTTCGGACAAGGACGCAGTGTGCGTTCCCATGATGATCTTCTTGTCAGGGTAGTGCCCCAAGAAGTACGCCGGGAACAGGTAAGAAGAAAATTCGGATTTGCCGTGACGTGGTGCAATATTGATAATAACACGTTTCTTCTTACCGGCAATTACGTCCTCGAATATCTTGGACAGCTTCCTGTGGTGGGGGCCAATCTTGAAGCCGGGGTAGACGTGGGTGGCAAACCCAAGCAGAGAATCCCGACCGATCGTCAGCGACGCTCGGGCCGATCGCTCTTCCAAGTCAGCCAGCAACTCTGCCTTTTCTTGCGGCGAGAGGTTGGGCAAGACCGTCTGCAACGCCCGTATTTCGTCAGGACTCAGGATCGGCTTGTTCATCCTCACCCCCTGTCAAGTCTTTGACATCGACATCCTGCACTTCAGAAATCTCGACGATCTTGGCCATCTTGCCCAGCTTCTCTTTAATCCGGGCGTCCAGTTCGGCGTCGGACAGATCGGACTTCTTGACCTCGATCTTGTCGGTGAACAATCCCACCTCGGTCACTTTACCCAGAAGGGCCAAGGCTTTTAGCCGCACGGACGCGGTGGGGTGTCGGGTTTCTTCCAGCAGTTGGGCTACGGCGTAGCCACGAATCTCTTTGGCGCGCTCGACAAATTCCCAATCGTATGCGGAGAGCATACCGACCAGATGTTGTACGGCGGCGGGGGTTTGTACTTTGGCAAGTGCGGCGTGGGTCTGTTCGTGGGCTTGACCGGTGACAAGGTTGGAGAAGGCTTGGCGGGAAGCTTCGGCCCCCATTTCGGTCAACACCTCGTCGCCCGCGGCTCCAAGTGATTTTAGCCAGTCGGCCGTCTCGACCTTGCCATCTACCGCATTGGCGGGATGCGCTTTTGCAAGCGGCAGGACACCGGTGGAATCCGGTTCCACATCGGGCGTAAAGTCAATCAGGTGGTCTAGCATGCGCAGGTCCTTGCAACCTCGTTGGGCGGAGTGTATATTCTGATTTGCAAGTGCGCAAGCGGTAACGCTTTCCATTTGCTTCTCCTTCTCGTCTCTTCTCACCGTGGGACGATTTTTACCCCCAGCTCCGGTCTGGGGGTCTTTTTCTCAAAAGCCAAGATGTATGGGCAGGTCAAGGGTAAAAGGGGCGCTTCGGCCTACTACTTGCAGGGGAATGCAGCCTGTCCATACCTGTTCCAACACCGAGCATAAGCGGAAGCATCGACGGCTAATCTACCCCGTCTGAGGTCAGCGTGACCAAGAAACAGGACCGCGCAATCAAGCCCCTTCGGGGGCTTTTTTGTGGCCTAAACAGTCAAAGTTTAGACAGAGTAATTTTGAATTTTTGCAAAATGATGGGGGTGTCGCGGGTTTGCGCGGGAGGGGGGTCCCGTGGTGGGACTAATTGTCTAAGTGATAACGGAGAAATGGGGATGGCTACGGAATAGTGTTCGTGTGGGAGCACCCCCCGTCAAAAATTCTAGGGGGGTGGGGGTACGGTGGGGATCGCTGTTGCCGATTTCGCATCGCCGAGGGGGTGATTTTGGGGGTATTCGTACCCCGAATCGGGCATCTAAAGCCGCAGAGAATAGGGGTCAATCGGGCATTTGGTATACTGTAATTGTGCTGCGAAACGGCACATTCATTTATCAATCAACCCTGAAAGGAAACACACCATGTCAACATCAATCAAAACCCTGATCGTCAATTCCATCAAGGCCAGCGATGCAATGCTGAAGGCTGACGGCAAGGTCGCAGAGCAAGCGGCATCGATGCCGCTCAAGAAGTGGATCATCACAGTAGCCGCGATTCTTGCCGAGCACTACGGCGTCGAGTCGCACGAGTCCAAGCAAACCGGTTTGCCTACATTCGAGAAGGATTCCGCGCCGTATCAGCAACTCAAGAAGTTTCGCAAGATGCACCCCAAGAACGAGGCCGCTACTGCATCGTCGCGTCACGAGAAGGCCGCTGCGCCGAAGGTCGATGCAAAGCTCGTCGGTGCGATTCAGGACTTGCTGATCGAGTCCGGCGTCGAATCCAAAGCGCAGCTCGCAGCGATTCTGGCGGAAGTCAAGGCTGGCATCTCGTTTGATGCTGAGTGATTTTGGGGGTAAGCGTACCCCGAATCTTTTTCGACGCGGCCATCTGAGGGGTGGCCGCTGTTTCATTCTCTGTCTAACCTAACCCGAAAGGAAAAATCATGACCAAGCAAGAACGCAAACTCGTCGATCGCTCCCTGATGCACCTGCTCGTCGATAACCCAGATGCCGCAGCGCGTGGACTATCGGCGATCTACCGCAGCACTCGCACTACCGGCACACAGCAGCACGTTTTCGAAGTAGCCAAGCAGTACAACCTGCACACCAACCCCAACTTCCGTATCTGAAAGGACACACCATGAAACTCATCAGCAAAACCACGGGCAAAGAACTCACCTTCGGCCAGATCGTCCACGACTTCCGCGACGACGCCCACATCCTGATCAGCGGCACGCCGCCCCATAAACCCAGCAGCACCGGCTTCGTGGTGCTTCGTTCGATGTGCGACAAACGATTCGAGCACGAATACTACGCCAGCGTCATCGATGCCGAGTGGGTATGAGCAACATTGGGGGTACGCGATACCCCCAAAATCTAGTATCCGGGGGTGTCCGTAGATTTTACCGTTTCGGACACCTAATCGGACACTCAAAACCCGCGCCAATACTAGCGTTGTCCAAAAACTGTCCTATATATATATCTATTTCTAATTACATGTATATATATAAGAGTATATTTATGTGTGTGCGTTTCTCGGCTCTCGACTTTTGCTTTGTTTCTTTTGGCTTTAGTCTCCCTGAAAAAACATATATACTTAGGACAGTTTTTCGTTTCACCCGCACCAGCACTAGGTTTTCAGTGTCCGATTGGGTGTCCAACACTTCAAAATCAACGGACAGTTTCGGACACTTTGTCCGATTGGGGGTAGCGATACCCCCAAAATCATACAAACAAAGGAGGGCAGATGCCAAAACTCATGAACGTGTACGCGGCCATGCCGCACAACGCATTGGTGCGAGAGCTGCAAAAACGCGGCAAGCGCCCCATCGAAATTTCCCAGATCGTCGAGGAAGTCCAGCAATACCGAAAATCTAAACGGGCTGATCACATGCGACGCCAGCAGCATGATGTCCTCTGGGGCGATGTCTTAGCCCCGCTGGATTCGGAATTGAAAAGCGTCAAGTCGATGGCACGCTACATCAGCAGGGCGTACAACGTGCCAGAACGCGATGCTGCGATCGAGCAGTACCAGATCACGCTGATCAAGGCGCGCAACCTACTCAAGAAGTATTGGAAGGCGTACGAGCTCACGCCCCGCAGGCTGGCAAAGGAGAAGGGCATCCCGAACAATGGCGAGCATTGGACAGACTGGGTGCCGGATAACGTAAAGGCCAAAATCACGGCCTTGTTTGACGCCATACCACGCAATTTCAAGGCAAAGGTCAAGAAGCCCTTCGAGCGCACTATCAACGTCGCCTCTGCCCTGCAAAAGCGCAACGCGCTGCGCAAACGCACCGACAAAGCACTCGACGCGGCCATCAGGGAACACCGAGCCAACCCGACCGAGGAAACCGACGAGCAGATCGAACTTATCAACAGAGCAATAAAGATTCTGGATTCGGGGAAATTCCCCGAGGACGCGCCTGTGCCGCTGACATGGCATGGGGTTTTGAAGCATTGGGGGTAAGCGTACCCCCAACCGATGAAAGGAGAAGCAAATGCCAAAAGTAATCTTTGAAAACGGAAAACCCATCCTGCGTGATGACTGGGACGAGTCAGACATCCACGGCCAAGCTGGTGAGATGGACATCGAACTGACAGATGACGAGGCACTGGAAGTCATGCACCTGATCGCTCGGACATTCGACGCACACATCGGCGTTAATTGGGACGTCATCGGGCAGGCCATCGAAGCAGTGAAGGAGAGAGCAAATGACAATCGCTGAATGGGTACTACTGATATTTGTGCTGATACCTACGGGTTTGTTTATGTGGGTAATAGCAGCAGGCGCTTTGGTATGTCTGTGGGAACTAATCAGGGAGACTTTTAAATGAGTAAAAGTATTGCAACGCAAGTATCTGAGGACATCATGGTACGCCTGATGTCGTCGGGGTTGAATCCCGAAGAAGGCATTGTCGTGCTACTGCAAACCGCAGCGACGGGTTTTTATGCTGACGGCATGCACAGGGAAGACGCGCTGTACATATTCGAGCAACTGCTTGACAGGGTGTATTTATCATTGAGTGAAGGAGAAGCAAATGAAAGTCAAAACCGCTGAACTGGAAGGGCATCAGCTCAATTACGCCGTAGCACTGGCTGATGGAGTGGACGCCCGAGGCATCTTGTACACATGGAATGGGCAGGCCAAGCTGCGTGTGCCTAGTAGCACCGTGCCGTGTGAGTACAACGAGGTCACGTTCAACTACGCATATGACTGGGCGCAAGGCGGTCCGATCATTGAGCGCGAGTGCATAGCTGTTTGGGTTGGGGTCGATGGTGAATGGAATTCTCAACGCGGCGATACAAGCGCAATCCAAACCGCAAACACACCATTGATCGCAGCAATGCGTTGTTTCGTGGCGTCCAAGCTGGGCGATGAGGTTGAGATAAACGAGCTAGTAACCAACAACGGAGAAAGCAAATGAAAACAGGATACGTTGGCCGCTATTGGCTAGTGCAACGAGTAAGAGATGACTTGAATCTTTACGGCAAGCTGGGGACTTACTACCTGCTGCGTGAGGATTACCCAATATTCACAACGCTTTATGTGATGTATGTAGCAAACAAAATCAACCAACACAAGGAGAAGCAACATGCCTACTGATGCAGATCGTATTGTCGAGCAACTAAAGCTCCACATTTCACACCTTAACGCACAACCTACATTCGAGGGACTGTGCGAGAAGTACAGCGAGGGCGCAGTGTATGCAGCAGCGCATCGCATGGAAACACAAGGCGGTAGTTTCGCAGCGTGTATAGCCAAAGCGTTTTATCACGCTGACATGGTTAACCGACGCAAACTGTTCTCTGCGTTCGGCGATTTGTTTGAGAACTTTATCGAGGAGGAAAACAAATGAAACATGTGTGGTATGTGCAAGGCGATCCAGACTACGAAACATACGGAGGCTGGCATAACCTGTTCGAGACAGAGGAGTGCGCCGAGAAGTACGCACGACTCGCCTTTCCAGATGAGGACATTCACACTAGGAACGCTCGCATTTTCTATCGTGAAGTTCTCAGCGTGTCTTATTTCAAGGAGTGATTAACGAGTAACGATTCGGGGTAGCCGTACCCCCAACCGCAAGTACGGCTAACACAACTACATAAGGAGAAGCAAAATGGGTACATACACAACCCCATTCGATTACGACGGCCAAGAGCGTTGGTCGTGGATGATGTCGCTTTCTGAAGTCTTGGCTCGTGTGGGTAGCTGGGGCAATAACATCTACAACATCCACGGCACAGAGTACACACGCATCAGAGACCCACGCACAAACTGGTTGACTGGTCACACCATACTTTCCAAGCGTGACTACAACGACATGGTGTCGCGTCGTTGGTACTACGACCAGTATCGCAAGTTCGAGTTTCATCCTGCGGTCAAAGCTGCTGTGCTTATCGCACCGCCTGCTGACTGGCATCGACTTGTGCTTGAGCTGCCGCACATCGCAGAGACAGACCCGACACGCATTGCTTACACTCGTGACAATCGTGACGGTCTGGCTGACAAGCAACTGATCACGACCGTCGGCAAGTATCTGCATCGACACTTCCCGCTGCTGCCTGACCATGTGGTACGCGACTTGACTGCGCGCTACGCTGCACCGCATGAGTTCAAGATCAGCCGTGACATGCGCGAGATGCTTGACCTGCTGCATCGGGGTCCGACATCGTGCATGGTCTGGAATGATGGCGACGATTACATTCGCTGCACTGACGGCATCGACCGACACCCATACGAAGTGTATTCCCCAGCGCTTGGCTGGGGTCTGGCGGTGCGGCTGAACGGCAGCAGCGTAGACGGTCGCGCTCTGGTGTGCGAGCAGAACGACAAGCGGTTCTTCGTTCGTACATACAAACGAGGTCCCGACTATTCCTACGCTGACGAGGCGTTGCATCACTGGCTTGAGCAGCAAGGCTACGCCAAACTTGACGGCTACCCGTACGGTACCAAGCTGCGGTATTACCCCGTCAAGACACGCTGGGGCGACGAGGGTGTGCTTGCACCATTCATCGACGGTAACAATCGGTATGTCGACATCGTTGACGGTGCGCTCAAGATCGTGCGTGATGGCGAGTGGCTATGCGACAACACCGACGGTCGGGCAAGCGAGCAAGGCCACAACTATTGCACATGTCCTGACTGTGACAGCCGGGTTGACGAGGACTCGCTCGTGTCAACGTACGACGGCAACGGCGAATCGGTGTGTGAGTCTTGCATCGACGACCATTACTATTATGCGTACGGTCGACGTGGCTACGAGTACTACGTCCACAGCGAGGACATGGTTGAGGTACGCGGCAGCTATTACCATGACGAGTACCTGTCCGACAACAACATTGTCGAGCTTGAGAATGGCGAGTACGAGGAGCTTGACTATGCGATCAACATCGACGGTTACTGGTACAGCACTGACGACGATGACGTTGTGCTGTGCGTAGACAACGACGAGTATGCTATCGCCAACGAGGGGTGCTGGGAGTGTGACCACACCAACCAGTGGTACAGCTATGACGTTGACCCCGTGGTCATGTGCGTGATCGACGACAGACGCAGCGTCAACATACACCCTGACCACATCGACCAGTACGAAGCAGACATCACTACTGACGCAACCCTAACAATCGAAGGAGCTTAATCATGGCTACACGCGAACACTCAATGCTTATGCACGTCTTGCACAACGCACTCTCACGCAAGCGCCCACACAACACGATGGCCGTCGTTGACTTCACGCTGTGGCTGATCGACACACTACCTGATCATCTCAAGGCCACTGCGTTCTGCGATGACGTTAACAACCTGCACGTCGATCTGCGTACCGACGACAAGCACAAGACTCTGTTCGTTGCACACGTTGACACTGTGCACCGCACCGAGGGCAAGAACAAGATACGCAAAACCAAAACCACATGGCATGCCAAGGGCGACGTGCTCGGTGCAGATGACGGCGCTGGTGTAGCGATGCTCATGCACATGATCCACGCCGGTGTGCCGGGGTATTACATCTTCACTCAAGGCGAGGAGAAGGGCGGCATCGGTGCGACGTATCTGGCTGAGCGTATGCCTGACTTGCTGCGCCAGTTCGACCGCGCTATTGCCTTCGACCGTAGGGGTATCGACTCAGTGATCACGCATCAGGCATACGGTCGCTGCTGCTCCAACGAGTTCGGCACTGCGCTTGCTGACGCACTGATGGAAGGTTGCGAGCACCTGATGATGTTGAACGACGACACTGGCATATACACTGACACTGCCGAGTTCGTTAACATCATCCCCGAGTGCACCAACATCAGCGTCGGTTACGACCACGAGCACAGCCAGCAAGAGTCGCTCAACCTTGTGCACTTCCAGCAACTGTCCACTGCGGTGCTGCTTGTGGACTGGGACAACCTGCCGGTCAGCCGTGACCCGACACAGCCTGACCCGACCGATCGCTGGGGTATGTACAACTGGCGTGGCAGCAGCAAAGGCGCAAGCAAGAGTTCGTACAGCGCGTATGACTCTGCGTGGTGGGAAGAAGATTACGCCTACGACCGCCGCGGCTACACCATGTACGAGACCCAGCCAGCGCGCACGTTTGCCAAAGGTAACTACGAGCGCTGGCGCGAGGAGATGTACGACGACCTGATCGACTTCAAGTATGGCTATGACAAGCCGCTGTTGAAACGTATAGCCGAGCTGGCGTACCCTGACGATCCTGAGCTGGCGCTGAAGCACATGAACGCCAAGCTGATCAAGGAGCGTGACATCGATGACTTCTTGCAGTGCATCGACGACATGGACGAGACTGATGCAGAGTTCTGCTTGCTCGACCTGTTCGACCTGATGCACGTTGCATAAACCCGATGGGGGTAGCGATACCCCCAACCATTTAAGGAGAAGCACTGTGGACAAGCAACGCATTTACGACGCCATGCTTATCAAAGCTTTTCGTTCTGACGTATTGGTGGGGCAGCTTAATTACTGGCTGAAGGTATACGACATCAACATGATCAGAGACAAGAACGTACTGAAGCGCATACCTGAGTATTTGTATATGGGTAAGCGTGTGCAGGAAATGGTGGGCGACTACATGAAACCGTTGGCTAACAGGCTGTGGGATACGACCAGAGCTGACGACATCAAGACGCTTGATTGGATGAAGAACATTGAGTGTGTAAGAAGAAAGGAGGTCAAACCTAAGATCGAAGAAACAACAAAAGAAAACAGGGACAGGCTTGCTTTGCAGCGCATGAATAAACTTGTGCTTGGGAACATTCGTGCAGAGAAGCGTAGCTACCAGTGGGGTGTAACCAAAGGTAAACATTCAAACCGATACGGAAGGAGAAAATGATGGATGAGTTTGATAAAAGAGCAATCGACGCTCAGTGTGATCCCATACTGGAGGAGCTGTTCAGGATCGGCTTCACAGAGGGACACGACGAGCGCGTGGTAATGTTGTCGCTTGCGCGGTTCTTGGGGTTCATGCTGGCGGGCGCACCGACGGCAGTGCCGCTTGATGCTACATTAGGCGTCCTGTCGGGGATAATCCGCACGTCCCATGACCAAGCTGTTGCAGCAAGGGAATCACTTGGCCTTATGAAAAGAATGAAAGGAGATGCAAAATGAACAAGGATGATGTGCGTGCGTTGGCCGAATCGATTGTTGCCCACTTGCAATCGTTGGATGCGCCAATCAAGGAGAGTGTTGTAGCTATGTCCTATGCACTGATCGGAGCATGTCGTACCATTGGGATCGATCGAGAGGCACTCAAGGACAGGCTGTGCCGGGACATCGATATTATTTATGATTCAAAACCCCCGACAGAGCAATGAAACAAAACAACCCTTACATACTCGTAGCCAACACCGTCGTGTCTGCTGCATTGGCGGTGCTTGGTTGGGATAGGAACTGTGCAATAAGCAATCAGTTCCTTTTGGTTCTCGCAGGCATGTACTTCACTCTGGTGTTATGGCACGCATCAGAGATGCGCAGGCGAGAAGAGAAACGCCGCATTGAAGAAGAGGATGAAAATGATAAAAGCGATTAAAGCTTTTGCGTTTGCTTACGCGTGCACCACGTTCATCAGACTTGAGCCCAACTTTTTCAACTGGTCTCCTGATGCGCGGTTCGCCACGCTGGTGCTGACGCTTGGTGTGTGGGCGATATGGGTTGGGTACAGCCTTACGGAAGGCGATAAGGCTACGCCCCCACGCATTACCCCCACGTTGGGAGATGACAAATGAAGGAGGACTGGGACGTGTACGAATGGATCGGTGTGGTCTGCGCTGCCCTGCTGGCAGCGATGTATGTGTTGCTGTATTACGACCTGATGTGATTACTTTTTGTCAATCGCTTGACAAAGATTTAGTAGTCAATTAGTGTTCAAATTGGAGGTGCCTAAATGGAAAAACCAGAAACGGAATCATTGGGCAGGAAAGTCACGCCCTACGATACTGGTAAGGTGAAGATCGGTTTGTACTATGAGCCGCCTCGACCTATGCCAGAGGATGACGAGCTGTTGTTGCAGCACGCGCTGCTACGCCCGTCTGATGCCCCATTCAGAGAGCCGCTGCTGCCGCGCATCATGCGTGTGCTGCCGACAATCGTGCTGTTTGCTTTGGGTTTTAGTCTGTACGTTTTTATTTTGTCGAGAGGTTGATCATGCCTGACATGCGCACAGCAATAGAAGAAGCATTAAGTAAATCTAAGGAGGAGCAAATGAAAAACGAGGAGCTAAAAAGCGCCATCAACCAGTGGGAAACTGAGCGTGGTGCGGTCGAGAACGGCGTTATTGCTACCCCTGAATCTGAGCCGAAAAAGAACTTGACGCGTACCATACATACGTTCATATTCAGTAATCCACGGTGTGCATTTTCGGACATCGTGAAACACGTGCAGGAGGAAGGGTTCAGCGTTTCGTCGGTGTCTTCCCTGCTCACGCAGATGCTTAATGCAGAACTGATCGAGCGTACGTCCGACAGGAAGTACGTGTCGCATAAACCTTACGCGCCTATTGGTAAAGCGTACAAGAAGAAAGTGCAACAACGTAAACAAGAGTCGAAGAAGATTGCGCGTGAAGCGAAGAAGGCGGTCGAGGCAGGGCTGGCTTCTCTCAAAGTCACTTCACTATCAACATCTTCTTCCCCTGTCGCGCCCGCAGCAACCACGTTTGACCCCGATGCCATGCTTGCCAGCCTTTCCTTCCCGCAAGTCATGGCGCTGTACAAGAAAATTAAACTGATGATTGGAGAAGTTTGATGAACGATTTTATGGACTTGACTGAAGAACAAAAAACAGAAGTCGATAACATTTTTAAACGGGCACTTGATCTATCGTCCAAACTGGCTGCGGTAATTAACGGAGAACACCCTGCTACACAATCAGGCGCGGTGGTATTTGTTATGGCTGCGGTAGTGGCAAGAGACGTGGAGAACCAAAGGTTCGAAGATGCAGAAGCCGCTATAGCACACTACATTGAAGGTGTTCGTGCCGTGTTGGAAGATCAGTCCGCTGTGAGCTTACAGCGCACAAAAGAACTGAAAGAACTCCAATGAGGTACTGGGTCTATGACGAAGACGGCAAACTCTTTCGGAAGTTCGAGTACCGAGACAACGCCGTCAAATTCCTACAGAAGGGCTGGAAGATGGTGATCAAGCCCGAAGTCAAACAAGAAAAACCGGCGGCACCTGCGCCGGAAACACATGGAGAAGCCAGATGGTAAATCAAACAAAAGCATTTCCCACAGGAACTGGATGGAACCACGAAGGAAATTGGGTAGGTTGTGACCACGAAGGCATGGACTTGCGCGATTACTTTGCGGCAAAGGCGATGCAAGGCAACATCGCTTCGTGCCCGACAGGGGATTACCTTGACATAGTGTTATGCGCAAAGTGGGCGTATGAGATGGCAGACGCGATGATGAAAGCGAGGGGGATCGACAATGAGCGTCAAGTATAGAGCGCATCAGCTGGCTGACCAGCTTCTGCACATGCCACGAAACGAGGATGACATCGAAGCCGCCAAGCTGTTACGGCAGATGGCTGAGGTGTACGAAGCGGCGCGTGACGTTGTGCTTGCCAAAACCCACGAGCAAAGCAAGGCAGCATATGCCGAGCTCATAGACATCTTCAAGGGGAAGAAGAATGATTGATCTTGCAATGCTGTTCTTGGTGTTGGCTGGCGTGCTGATCGGCGCTGGCATAACGGTTGCGGTGTCTGGTTGGATCACATACAAAACACTAATGGAGAAGCGATGAAATTTTGTACCGGTTGTCAGATGACTCGCCCGTTAGAGGGCGGGCAGGTACAAAGGAGAGGAACGGTTAACCGCTGGATTTGCGTGTCTTGCCTTGAGAGACGAAGTATCAGCCCATACGCAAGGAGCGAATTCAATGACACCCGAGGCCAAAGTCAAACAAAAAGTAAGGAGACTGCTTGATGCAATGGAAATTTATTACTTTTTTCCTCCTGCTAATGGTTACGGTAGGGCTGGTATACCTGACATTATTCTGTGCCATGCAGGTCTATTCGGAGCTGTTGAATGCAAAGCGGGAAAGGGACAACTTACAGCACTACAGGAAAGGGAATTGGACAAGATCAACGCCGCCGGAGGATTCACTTTCGTCGCTCGTGAAGACAACTTGGAGGAACTCAGATGGGCAATGACAAAGCATTTTTCGATCGTGTAGCCTCGATGTCTGAAGAAGCACAAGAACACTTCAAAGAAGTCATTGAAGCGCTGTCTGAGTGCTACGAAAAAGAGTCTGATGTGCAGGCGGTAGTCATCATTGCGAAAGAAGGGTTTCCGGTTGTAAAGATTCGGACAATCAACCTGTCGGAGATGGAGTCGGCCAGCAAGTTGCAGATGGCGTTGGACTGCTTCACGGAAATGAACATGGCAGATGCACCGCCACGAGAACAGTTCAACTAGGAGCGCACATGACAAAAGAAGACATCATCCGCATGGCGCGGGAAGTGTGGGGCGATGACAGCGGCAAACCGTGGCACGAATCTGCGGTGACGCATCTGGAAGCATTTGCCAAGCTAGTCGCAGCAGCCGAGCGCGAGCGTTTGAAATGGGATGGCCTGCACAGCTGTCATCCTGAATGTGATCGTCCTGCTTGTGTGCATACGAGGAAGGCAGTGGAGGCTGAAAGA